TATACGTTTACTTTCAGGCGCTTTTGATTACGCTATCGTGACTGCGCGTCTGTGTTCCTTAAATGCCTTTCCAGAGTCTGGTTACTCTGGTAATAATTTCACGCAATTCTGGCTTACTAGAAATTCTTACAGCCATTATATTAATCGTCGGGTCAACACTAGGCTCTTTAACGCCCTATATAGGCGTTATAGTGGCGGAATACATAGTGTTGAACAATTGGGAAACATTTTAAATTTTGCACAAACACACGTCGAGAGCCGAAATCTTGGGATTGGGATCATAGATTCCACCTGTGAAGTTGTTCATCAGTCATTGAATTTCACCAAAGATAGACGCAGTTATGGCACCCCATCTGGTACGCAATCAAATGTGTCCAGATCGTGGATGTCATGACTAAATGTATACTCCTTCACCAACCCCGATGTTGAGCACACCAATCTGGTGAAGGCATTTCATGAAGAGTGCGCCGTTGAAAAAGATTACACGTACAATGGTGCGTATGGATTTTTACCTGTTAGAAAATATAATCGTATGTTGGATCTCGCACATGAGTACGATCCAGATTTTTTAAACACTTTCTCCCCAAGAGCAGTGGTTCCTATGATATCTATGTTCGGGAGAAAGAGTGTTGCGAAGTTTGCTCTCATGAGCGACGAGTATAAATTACTTTCAAAAGTGTTCTCGTATGAGAGCACAAAGAAAATCCCAAAACATTATGATACTAGATTTGGTCCTTGTTTTTACTCTCAATGGGTGTGTTTCGATGACACACGTTTAAATTTAGATAAGGCTAGCACACGAATAACGAATTGTCGTGGTGATGGACCACCAAATGTCCGAAGACTCACAGAGAGATATTTGAGACGTTCAAATAGGGGCATCCGAACCTCTGGTAGGGGAGGTTCTAGGCTTCTTAATCGAGCATTACGTGAAATCAGGCAACGATTAAATGTTAAACTCGCCAAACTTCAAGATGTCATGAGCGAGCAGATACATTATGCGGGTATAAGACACCCGAAATTAAAAGTGCGTTTACACGCTATTTCTGAAATTATAGATAAATGTCATTTTGATACATACATGACTGAGTATTTAAACGGGAAAGTTAAACTTTATGAGAAGGCTAAACCTGGTAAGTTCCCCCGACTTATCGGTGACTTCACTACACCTGGCTCTTTGTTGGCCGGGTTTCTCGCTGAACTTGCAAAACAGAGCTTTGGGAAATTTATCACGACAAAAGGATTTGTTTCCGATTATTGTCATAGTAGCGATTCAACTACTATGGATGAGATCGGTGACGCTTTTCTTCGTGGTTTGGATGACAGACACCACTATTTTAGTGATGACTCGATCCTGATGATCGGTGGAAGAAAGTTCGAATTAGATATTACTTCATGTGACATGTCGCAGACCTCTGGTCCATTCGACGCAGTTCAATTCATTTTTTCAACTTACCCCCAATTCTTGAGCGTCATGAAACGCGCAGTAGCTCAATGCGCTTTGAGAGTCAGATTCGCCGACCCGTTTAGTAAAGGTCGGCGTTTCTCTCTCACACCTGACGAACCTATAGAGTTTTCAGGCTCCGCTCTCACCACACTTCTGAATGATATCGCCTCGTTGGCCATTGGTCTTCAGATACACGTTTCGCATGCCATGACTGAAGCTGAAATAATCGAAAGTGCTATTGCCATCGGTTACAAAGTGACAGTGAAGGAAGCTACGTGTTTGGAGGAGCTGCAGTTCTTGAAGTACTCCTGGTACGTTGATTCGCATAATCACCCATTTTCTTTTTTGAATCTAGGGCCGATTCTTCGATCTATGGGATCCTGTCTTGGTGATCTGCCAGGCAAGGGTGATGTACGGCAGCGCGCCCATAACTGGGTGAGCAATGTCATCAGCGGGTATGTGCACTGTGGTGACACATCCATCCTCCTTGAGTTACGGAAGAAATTCCCTACACCTGGGCGGAAAATCCTGCTACCATATGATATCACAAAGCATTCACG